GTAAAGAACAAGGCGGCCCGCAAGGGTCGCCACATCAACAGTCATCGCTATGGAAAAGGAAGATAAGGACAACGCAGTAAAACAACGCATACAGGACATACTCCTCTGCGTGTCATGGAGAGAGATTGCAAACACGTATTTCGACCGTTCGGCATCGTGGCTATACCATAAGCTCAACGGAATCGACGGAAACGGCGGCGGCGGAGGATTCACGGCAAATGAAAAAGAGCAACTGCGTGGTGCGCTTTTCGATTTGAGCGAACGCATCCGCCGTGCGGCAGAGACCATTTAGGCAAGTTGTTCGTTACACTTAAGACAGAAGTCGTCCGCGCCTACGGACGCAGACCCCGGGGGATTCCTCCGGGGTTTTTCATGCTCGGCGCCGATATGGCCTTTTTTGCCGAACACTAAAAAAGCCAATATGACAAAAGACCGTAAGGAAGCCATACAGTACGCATCGGCCTGCATCATGCTCGCCAGCGGCATCGTCCTCTCGTTCCTCAGCTTCTTCCTGAGCAACTACACGATCGAGGATTCCGTCCTGTGGTATTTCGCACAGACCATCCTCTACGCTGGCTCCGTCTTCGGCCTCACCATGTACGTATCGTCCACCCGCAAGGCCATCCTCAGCGAGGTCAACGACCGACTGTCCAGCCTGCCCACCGACACCACCAAGGAAGAGAAGGAAAAAGAAAAGAAATGAGAATACACGGCATATTCCTCAACAGCTCGGGCCTCGCCGTCACGGTCGAGATCATTACCCGCCGCGACACCCTCACCTCGATAGAGATAGGCAGCGACGAGGCGGGCCTGTGGTTCCCGGCCACCGAGGCGTTCACCACCGAGAGTGGGCTCAACGACACCTTTGATGTCGTCCTCCAGTCCTCGGCCACGCTCAGGCTGGAAACCACCGACTACCGCGCCGAGTTCTACCAGCGGGCCTGCCGCGACGCCGTCGTCACGGTCTCCGTCACAGAGGATGACGGCACCACCCGCACGCGCTTCCTCGGATGCGTCGAGCCGCGCCAGTACGCCCAGGACTTCTCGGGCGGCCAGCTCTCCAACGACATCGAGCTCCCGCTCATCGACGCCCTCTCCGCCCTGCAATACGCTTCCTACGCCCACATCGGCGCGCCCGGGGTCTCCTTCCAGAAGGTCAGGGAGGCGTCTTCCGTCCGGTCCTTCCTCGCCATCATCAAGGATTTGCTCAGCGAGACCCCCCGCGCCGATCTCCCCTACCGTCTCTACTACGACGGCAGCAAGGCCCTCGCCTCCGACCCCGCCCGCCGCTTCTCCATCCTCTCAGAGGTGGGAGTGGCCGAGACGGTCTTCATCGGCGAGGACGAGGACGACACCATGACCATGCTGGAGACCCTGGAGCACATGCTCCGCTTTCTCAACCTCCACATCGTCCAGCAGGGCCTCGACTTCTTCGTCTTCTCCTGGGAGAGCCTCCGGCAGCCCTCCGTCCAGTGGCGCTGCCTCATCGGTGGCGCGTCCGACTTCGTCCAGCCGCTTTCGCCGCAGCCCCTCTCCGTCGGCAACGTCTTTGGCACCCGCATGGACATGGAGATGGGCGAGACCTACAACCGACTGGTCCTCGACGTCAAACCCGCCGACACCACCGACGTAGTGGCCTCGCCGCTATCCTCCGACGCGCTGGTCCCCATGTTCACGGGCAAGCAGCTCTATGCCACCTGCCTCTGGGCAGCAGGCACGGGCGACGCTTCCTCCAAGGCCTTTCAGGCCCTGCTCAACGACCAGCCCACCACCTATGACGGCGCCCACACCGTGGAGTATTTCCTCTGGGCGAAGTCGGCCATAGGGTGGCGCATCGGCACGGGCGACGGCAGCGGGGGCGTCCGTCAGTGGACCGGTACGAAGAAGGACCAGCAGCGCATACCGGGCCTCCTGCGCAAGCAGATAGGAGCGGCCATCCTGTCCATGGGAAAGATAGACCGCAAGGCATCAGCCACCGACAACTCCCCCACCTCCACCGTCGAGATGGCCGACTACCTCGTGGTCTCGGTCAATGGCAACCTCATCGACGACGAGGCCACCACCTACCCCCAGCCCGACGACCTCCGACGGGCGGCCCCCGTGGCCACATGGGACGGCAACGCGGCGGGAGGCATCTACTCGCCCTCCGACGACGAAACGAAGAATTATATCGTCATATCGGGGTCCATCATCCTCAACCCCGTCCTGCGCCAGTCCGTCAACTATCTCAACCGAGCCCAGTACGACCCTGTCCGATGGGTGAAGGGACGGGACGGCGAGCGACGCCTCTCCATGCGCTGGTGGAGGGCCGACACGCCCAAGAGCCAGCCACAGCCTCAGGAGGCCACCACCGACTATGGTGCCGTCTCCACCCAGCCCGTCAAGTCCGACAACCCGCTCGCCCAGCCCTACCTCAACGCCTGGGAGGGCTTCTACCCATGGACCGACGACGACGCCCAGGATCTCGCCTTCTCCTACTCCCGTGTAGGCTCTTCCGTCGATAATGTCTCCAAGATAGGGGCGCTGGAGTGTATGCTCCGTGTCGGCGACAAGGTGGCCGTCGAGGATAAGGACTTCGACGAGGACGGCAACCGCACCGTCACCATCGACGGCGAGGAGGTGGTCGTCCGCTATGGCCACATCAACAACATCAGTTGGAAGCCCTTCCGCACGCTGGAGCAATGCCGGGCGGCCCACCCGGGCGACGAGGACGCGGCCCTCGATGAATACTATACACAGACCATCACCATCGGCTTCGACCCGAAGATCGGCGACAAGATCATCGGCACCCAGTTCGACATACAGAACAACATCGACTACACCCTCGGCCTCGACGTCAAGGGCATGGCCATCCCCGTGCGCCATTCCGACCACCTCCGCGGGCGGGTCCACTTCGAGATCCTCGGCCCGGTCTTTAATGCGCAGTTTGACAAGATCACGCGCCGCCACCGTACATTCTTCCGCAAGGAGAAATGGACCGCCACCACCGTCCCCATCCTCTCGCGCGTCTCGTCCATCATGGTGCGAGACCTCAAAATCGAGCTCCATTCCGACAACGGCATGGCGGGAGCCGATACGGATTCCGCCCACAGCTTCATGTCCGACACGGATGAGGACTTCGTCAACAAGAAGGACGACCTCGAAATGCGCATCCACTCGGCCCTCACCACCTCGGAGTGCGAGGAGCTGGGCTGCGCCAACACGGTAGCGCCGTCCGTGGCGGTCGATCTCACCACGGGCGACGCCGTCCTGCGTATCTTCGACTGGCTAAAGGCAGCGCCCGACGCCGTCCCGCCCATCGCCGTCAAGGCCGAGCGGGACTATATCGACTCCTACTATCAGGAGTATCACGTCCCGCGCATCGAGCTCTCCTTCGACTTCGACGGACTGCTCCCCTCGCCCTTCGCCCGCTTCACCCATCCCGCCCTCGACGGGCGCACCTTCTCCGTCATCGCCGTCGGCTACGACTTCCAGACCGCCACGTCGCAGGTACGCATGAAGGAGGAGTAGCGGAGCGGTTCAATTTTCACTTTAAGCAAAAAGCGTAAATGATTGGTATCAGACTTTTCCGCAAAAAGGATAAAAGCAAATCCTCGACCCACACCACCATACATGTGCAGGGGCAGGAGACCTCGGGCGTGCCCGCCTCCTTCGTCTCGCAGGTCCGTGCGTGGATCAACGAGGTGGCCGACCGCATCAATGCCCTATGGGACAACGCCCGCTCGCTCTTCCTCTCCAAGGTCAACGACGACACGGCGGAGGGCCACATCACCCTCAACAAAGGCTTCACGGCGTCTGCCGATTCCTCGGTCAATGGTAACCTGCAGGCCGACAGTCTCGACGTCCAGACGGTGGCCATCGTCCGTGGTGAGACGACGTTCTCAGAGGATGGCACCTTTGCCGACGGCCTCACGGGCCACGGTGGGCGCATCCGTCCCGACGGTTCGGCGGATCTCGATTCGCTGACGCTCCGGCGCTTTCTGGAGGTGCCCGAGCTGCGCTTCAATCGGGTCTCCGTACAGGTGGGCAACCAATGGCGGGCCCCGGGTGGCGGCATCATCCGCTCGGCGTCTCATTCCGAGGACGGCACGGGCACGGCCCTCCTCCATCTCGAAGCGGGGGAGATAGGCACGGTGGCCGTCGGCGACCTCTGTATGGGCATTTATCATTCCGAGACCGCCGCCGACAATGCCGAGAGCAACAGCGACGACAACCACGGAAACTTCCGTTTTGCAGGCTTCTATACAGCCTACTGGGAGATCACCGCCGTCGAAGACTACACGGACGGCGAGACGGGTCAGACCTTCCACAATGGAAAGGTGTCCTACCGTCTCCGCCCCGTCTCTGCCAACTATCCGCGCCAGATGCACCCCACCGCCGCCATGCACTTCGTCTGCTACGGCAACCGTACCGACACCGCCCGCCAGTCCTCCCGCTACTCCACGCTCACCTACGAGCGATTCCTTACGGGCGTCTCCGACTGGGAGTTCACGTCGAAGCAGATACGCATGCAGGTGGGCGACCTCAGTGCCTTTTCGCCCGTCCCGGGGATGGACTTCTCGGGCTACTCGGTCTATGCCAACAGCATCTACCTCGACGGCCACCTCAAGCAGCTCGCAGAGCTCGGCGACCCCAACCCCTACACCTACTCGGTGGACAACCTCGCCGACACGCTCGCCCTCGACGCCAAGGGACGGCCCAAGCAGCCCGTGGTCTCCACGCTCGCAGACGGTTCCAAGTCGTGGCTGCTCCATACGTCCATACAGGTGCGCCGCGGCCAGACGGTTCTCACCTGTCTGGAAGACGCCACCGCCTCGCCCGCCACGGGTCAGTACCGTCTTCTCTGTCTGCCCGTCGGATGCACGGCCCACTTCGACCACTCCACGCTCTACATCGACAGCGTCGAGTATTCCTCACGCCCCACGGCCTACGTCGAGGTGACGATCGACTGCGAGGGTCGCGCGGCCCTCACCTACGTCTTCACCATCAAGGTCATCGCCGACGGCGACCGTGGAGAGCAAGGCAGGGACGGCACGGCCTATGGCACGCGGCGGCGCTATGCGCTCTCAGCCCGGACCACAACCGCCTCGCCCCATACGCCGCCCGACGACGTCGCCACATGGCAGGACGTGCCCCTCGCCACCACCGATGCCCGCCCCTATCTATGGATAGAGCTCACCGACTGGCAGCAGCAGGCGGGAGGCCTCCAGACCTTCTCGCCCGTCTCTTCCTACGTCCGTCTGACGGGCGACCGGGGCCAGCGCGGGGAGGACGGCCTCGACGGCAAGGACGGCAAGTCGTGGACCCTCAGGGGCACGGCCCTCGGTCATGTCGTCAACATGGCCTCGCTTCCCTCGCCAGCGCCCGACGGCGTCTTTCTCGTCGATACGGGAGCAGAGGGCACGCCCGTCGCCGTCCGACAGATGGGCGGCGCGTGGGCCTCCATCACCACCATCCAGGGCGACGCCTACATCCTCGCCGGCGACGTGTGGATGGCCACCGAGACGGCCTGGGCCAACCTCGGACGCATACAGGGAGAGAAGGGAGAGCGGGGGCAGGCGGGCACCAACGGGCGCACCTCGCGCATCTACCAGCGCCTCGACGAGGGGCAGCACTACTACGATGGCTCCACCATCACCGCCGACGGATTCTGCTACCTCGACTTCTACGCCGTGCCCTCCGACACGGCCAAGAGCGGATGGGACGTCTATCGCTGCGTCAAGTCCTACGTCTATCAGGCCGCCGTCCACGCCCTGCCATCCTCCGACAGGGACCACTGGCAATTGGTCGGCGTCAATGCCGACTCTGCTTTCTTCTCCTTCCTCATCGCCCGCGACGCCCGCATCGACTTTCTGCAGAGTAATTCCATCGCCATCCGCAAGAAGCACGCCACGGCACCCTACGCGGGCATGGGTGGCGATTTCCCCTTCTGGGCGGGCGCGGCTCAGCCCTACCCCGATGGCGCGGGCTTCAACGGCTCCACCTACACCTTCGCCGTCGATGAGGCGGGCAACCTCTTCGCCTCCTCGGCCTACCTCACGGGCACCATCCATGCCACCTCGGGCTCCATCGGAGGCTTCGTCATACGAGACGGAGGACTGACCACCGCCGACGATGCGCGCAACGGCGTCACCATCACGCCGAAGTCCATCACGGCTCAGTCCTCACGCTCCGAGGATGGCCGCGTCGTCTTCGACACGCAGTCCAACATCGTGGGAGCCATAGGGGCTTCCAGCGGAAAGGAAATCTTTTGGCCCGTCGCCCTCCAGCTCACGGGCCGCCCCAACGACAGCTACCCGGGCACGGCGCTCGACATCGTCCAGGGCATCACCCGTGGCCATCGGCCCGAGCCCGTCCTCATCGATGGCTCGGTCCAGCTGGTCGATACCAGCGATGCCTACAACGTGCCCCATCCGCTACCCCAGGGCTCTCCGACCTATGGCGAGGGCCAGCGGGTCTATGTGCGCTCGGGCGCCGTCCTCGTCAATATAGCGGCAGCCACCGTCGCCCTGCCCAAGAACCCGCAGCACGGCGACTGCTACCTCTTCCTGCCCTGTGGGTCGTACAATCTCACCATCGACCCCGGTGCGCATGCCCTCACCATCGACTGCACGGTCTTCAAAAACAAGACCTACACCTGCGCCAAGCGCATGGTCTATCTCGTCTTCGTCGGGCGTGGCGCCTCGCCCTTCGGATGGGTCGGCAAGACGCTCCAGTAGTTCTGCAAAAAGTAAAAGAAGAAAAAAAATGAACATCTCGCAAGACTTCTCCCTCACCGCCTCCGTCTGGGATGGCGACAAGTTCCTCATCGAGGCGGCCACGGCCAACGGCAGCCGCCAGATGAAGGTGACGGCAGAGGTGGTCCGTGCCTACCTCAACGGGACCGCGGGCCCATCCTCGGCCACGGACCGACGCGTGCTCCCCTTCCGTGGCTTCATGGATTCAGGCGAGATCTCGCCCGCCTCAGCCGCCACGGCCCTCCCGCTGGAGGTGTGGTTCGTCCGATCCGCCGCACGCTTCGCCGTGGCTGAGCGCTCCTCCAGCCCCGTCTCCTCCTCAGCGTCGCCGAAGCTCTACGACAACTGGGAGGGCCGCAGTCTCTACAACGACGGCCTCTCCCCTGCCGCGGGCAACCTCTTCGTCTGCCAGGACGACGACCGCCCCTACTGGTGGACTGGTGCGCAGCTCCGACCCATCGTCACCGACACCACGGGACAGGTCATAGCCGACGCCATCCCCCTCGACGAGATAGACGCCATCACGGCGGCAGCCTCCCGCCCCTCTTCCTCCTCGCCCGCCAAGTCGCCCGCCTCGCTATCACCTGCAGCAGAGGAGGCAGCCCAAGCAGAGGAAGTAGAGGAGGCAGCATCCCAAGAGGAGGCAGCGTCCCAAGAGGAAGCACCCGCAGCAGTAGCAACGCCTGTAGCAGAGACGACAGAGGAAGAGGAAGAGGAAGAGAAAGAACCCAAGGCAGCCGAGCTCATCGACACGACCCTCCGCTCCGCCTCCCTTGTAGATACGACCCTCCGCTCCGCTACCATCATCGACAAGTCCAAGCGATCGGCCACCATCATCGACAAGTCGAAGCGATCCGCCGACGTGACCACCGTCACGCCCGCGGCCCGAATCATCACTGTAGGATAAACAATCACTTCACTCATACACCATGGCATCATTCCTCGATCCAGCAGGCGTCACCCGCCTCGTTACCAAACTTAAGACCATCTTCCCCGTCAAGGCCACGACGCTGGCGGGCTATGGCATCACCAACGGCGTCACCTCCGTCTCCGTCACGGGCACGGGACAAGCCGTATCAGCCGCATCCGTCAGCGGCCACACCCTCACGCTCACCAAGGGAGCCAGCCTCCCGCTGGTGCGCCATGAGCGGGCGACTTCCGCGTCGTTCGTGGTCAGCAATTTCACGTCGTCCGAGGATCTTCTCCTCGACCTCTCTCCCGTCTCCTATGCCTCGGGGGCAAAGTTTTGGATCAATTTCCTCCAGGCCGACATCACCCGCGGCTATGGCATCTACAGAGGATGCGTCATCACGGGCGCGCAGCCCTGCACCGTCTCCTTCGGAGGCATCACCTCCATCAAGGGGGCCGTCACGCTCCAGGCCGCATCGGTTTATCATTTCACGCTCTGCACCAATGGGCGCAGCGGCCAATATCTGGCCAAGGGCTACGTCCTATGGCAGCGCATCTCGACCTCGTAAATGACAACAACAAAAGTATAATTATTCATCACTTTAAAATTCATAAAACAGTATGGCAAAGTATCTCGATTCCGCAGGCGTAACCCGCCTTGTTACCAAACTCAAAACCGACGTCATCCCCAGCGTCAAAGTCAACGCAGCCAAAGCAGCCGACACCGTACCCGCATCGGGCATCACGGGCGTCATCGACATCTCCCACATCCCGCAGGGAGCCCTGGAGCGTGTCGTCACCGTCGCAGACGACGCCGCACGCTACAAGCTCACCACCTCCCTGGCCCAGCTCGGCGACACCGTCAAGGTGACGGCCACGGGCCGCATGTATATCGTCGTCGATGAGAGCAAGCTCTCCACCTCGGCAGGCTACATGGAGTACGCTGCGGGCACAGCAGCCTCCGTACCCTGGTCGGGCGTCACGGGCAAGCCCTCCACCTTCACGCCCTCAGCCCACAACCACACCATGAAGCTCAAGATTGGTGCCACCACCAAGGACGGCTCCACCTCCGGTACCACTTCATGGTCCAAGCAGGACATCATCGGCACGCCCTCCGTCAGCGGATCGGGCAACGCCGTGACGGGGATGACGGTCAGCGGCGACACCGTCACGCTCACCAAGGGGGAGACCTTCGCCACCAAGGCGCAGAACAACGCACTCGACCAGCGCATCTCGGCCCTCGAAGACTTCACGGGAGGCACAGGCGGCGGACTGGGAGACCAGCTCAACGTGGCGGGCTACGACGTCGTCCGCTTCGATGGCTTCCTCGCCTCCAAGCCCACCATCCAGCAGACCTCGACCACGTCCGTCGTGGCCCTCGTCATCGTCAAGTCCGCCACCCCCAGCACCACGCCGGGCGCCGTGGCCATCGACAGCATCATCGCCAGCGATGGTAGCAAGTATTACGGCAACTGGAAGGATTCCAACATGGCCACGCCCGACGAGGCCACCAAGAAGCAGGTCTATCTCCACAAGATCTACCTCGACACCTCCACGGGCAAGGCCTACTACGCCGTGGATTCCACCACGCTCAAGGAGATCGACGGCGGCGACGTAGCCATGACCACCGGCGAGGTCGATGCAGCCGTCGCAGCTGCCAAGTAACCACCACCAGGGGCGGGCCATCCCGTCCCTGGCCTTTCCAATCCAAAGAAACAAGAATCATGAACAAGAGAAAGATCACCCACATCTTCGTCCACTGCACGGCCACCCTCCCCACCGCCACCGTCGAATCCATCCAGCAGGGCTGGAGAAGCATCGGGTGGAGCAACCCGGGCTACCACTACGTCGTCAAGCCCTCTGGAGAAGTCGTCAGCCTCCAGCCCGAAGAGATGGCCGCCAACGGAGTAAAGGGCTACAACGCCAACGCCATCCATGTGGCCTACATCGGAGGCCTCAGAATGCTCAACGGCACGAAGACCTACGAGGACACCCGCACGCCTTTGCAGAAGACCGCGCTGCGCGCCCTCCTCGCCGACATCCATAGCAGATACCCCAAGGCCTTCATCCTCGGCCACCGCTCCGTCTGGGGAGAATACTCGCCCGGGAAGTGGCAAAAAGTTTGCCCATGTTTCAACGCCATCAAAGAATATGCAGACATATAAGCCGCTCCACATCATAGCCGTCCTGGCGCTCATCATCGCCATCATGGCCTGCGCCTCCCGACGCACCGCCTCCGACGAGTTGCGATCCACGGCCACCACCACGGCCGACGCTATGGCGCACCAGACCCACGCCTCCGTCCGTACCGACACGGCCACGGCCCATACGGTCAGCCGCGACACCGTGCGCCAGCAGACCACCACCGCCGACACCACGGCGGCCCACTACCGACGGGCCACATGGCAGCAGGCCGACACCACCTTTACAGAGGTGTGGGTCAACGCCCGCCGCTTCCGCTACCACGACGGCTCCACCGCCTCCACCGCCTCCCACAAGGAGGCCCGGGCGGCCACCTCCACCGCCGTCAAGACGGACACCGTGAGGCTGATCAGCCGCACCGACACGATCTCAGCAGTACAGAAGAAGCACGAAGAGACCGATCGGCGACCGCTCGACAGGTCCGTCCTCGGCTATATCGTTTACACCGCCTTCGTCCTTATCGTCGTCCTCCTCATCCTGCTCTTTTTCCTCGGCAGGCGGAAGAACTAAGCCGGACATCTTTCGTCGTCTCTATAATCCGAAGCCCCCGACACGCGTCCATGCGTGCCGGGGGCTTTTCTCATTTTCCATAAGTCGAAACCAGCAAGCACCTACTCCCATGGCAGGCGCCAGCCAGCCTTGCCCCTCGCCTTCCGCTCGTTGCCGATCACGGCCACCAACTGCCGCCCCTGGCCCACCAGCCGCCCGCTCACGCTCACCTGGATGCTCGCCTGCGCGATACTGCCAGCGCCGATCGAGGGCCGCACGCTCCCGACCTGAGGCACGCCGCCCAGTCCGTTGGCCACGTCCCACAGGCGCTTCTGCTGCCAGCGGTTCAGAATCATCTCGCCCGAGTTCACCCTCACGGGGATGCGGTCGCCCGTATAGGAGTTGCCGCCGACGATACCGCCCGTGGCGTACCCCGTCGAGCCCTTCACGCTGCTGATGATGGCCATCAGCTGAGCCATACCGACCGCCGTGGCGGCCACCCATTCCCACAGGTTGCCGTTCTTGCCCTCGTTCGCGCTCGCCTGCGCAAAGCCCATGGCCGTAGTGGCGATGGCCTGCGCGATGGTGCCGGCGATGTTGAGCTCAGGAAGCTCGAAGGCGCTACCCATGCCCTGCAGCGCCGACCCCACCTGGTTGATGGCGTCCGCAGCCTTGTCCATCCGCTCCCTCACGCTGTCCGTGTTCCTCAGGATTTTCCCGAATCGAAGCGGCACCTTGCCGATTCCGGCAAGCGCCTTGTTGATGCCGTCGGCCAGCATCTCGCCCATCTCCCGGCCAATCTCGCCAGCATCCACCGCCGCGGCCACCGTCTCCATCTGTCGCCGCAACTCCTCGGCCTCATTGTTCCTGAGGTCGATTTTAGCGATGATGTCGAAACCGCTCACGCCTTCCAGCTTCTTCCTCATCGCCTCCATCTCTTCGGGAGAGGGGAGCGCGGGACGCACCACGGCACCAAGCTCGGCCCGTGCCGTGTTCCCCGCCACGTTGCCGCCGATCGTGCCGCCCGCCCCCATATCGGCCCGCAGGCCGCCGCTGCGCTCGTACCGCGTCCGCTGGAGCGCCTCCAGCTTCTTCCGATAGTCCTCCAGCGTGTCGATGTCCTCCTGCACGTCCAGCGCCTCCTTCACCTTCGTCTCGGGCAGCGCCAGCAGGTCGGCGTAGAGCTTCTCCACCAGCTCGTCCAGCTGACGGATGGATAGGATGCCGTCCGTGATCTCGGGCTCATCCACCACGTCCTTCACGGTCGGAGCGGGCGTAGTGGGTGACGTGTGCGTAGTAGTCGTAGTAGTCTCCAGCGTAGGGGGCTCGTCGCTGCCCTTGATCTTGTACACGATGCCCGCCCTCTTCTTCGCGTACGCATCCATCAACTGCTGGATCCTCTGATTGTCCTTGCGCACGGCAGCCATCTGAGCATCTATCTGCTCCTTCTCGCTCGTACCTTTCAAGCGCTCGTGCATCACGTCGAGATTCGCACCCTCGGCCACCATCGAGGCATAGAGGAACGGATGCTGCTGAGCGCGGGTCTGCTGCACCGTCGAGGCCTTCTCCCGCTTCTCTTTCAGGTCGTCCAGCTTCACGTTGTTCGTCGCCATCTGGTTGGCATAGGCGCGCATAGTGGCCTCGATGCTCATCTGTTCGCAGTAGGCCTGACTGTTCGCCACCAGCGCCTTATACCAATCACTGACGCTACTGAAATAGCCCATCGTCTCGCCGTACCTGCCGTTCAGCTCTTCCACCATCTTCTTCTCCTGGGCCTTCGTCCCGTTCCAGTCCTTCGTCACGGCGATGTCCTTATAGAGCTGCGCCATGTTGTCGGCCACGGCCTCCTTCGCGTCCTTCAAGCGACCCGTCAGCTGCTCGGTCAGCTGCTTGTTGGTCTGCTTCGCCACGGCCTCGGCGCTCAGCGCCTGCTTCGACTGCTCCAGCGTCTTCGACACGCCGTAGATGATGGCCGAGAGAGCAGCGAGGGCCAGACCCACCACCGAGGCCACCTTCAACGTACGGATGGCCGTGGCCGTCGTAGTAGCGCCAACCTCCACGCCGCGCAGCTTGCCGATGAGCACCTCCAGCACGGCGCCCATGCCCACCGAGGCCTGGCGCACCACCTGCGAGGCGGGACCCCATTTCAGCAGCTTCGTGACGGCGCCAGCGGCGGCGCGCCCACAGCCAGCCAGAGCCGTGCCAAACTGCACTACGCCCGTCACGGCCATGCCCAATTGCCCAAACTGGGCGATCATGCTCTGGTAGGGCATGAGGGCCTTGCCGATATTCACCATCACGCCGCCAAAGCTATTGGCCAGCTGCTTCGCCTTTCCCGCGTCCGTCTTCGCCAGCTCGGCGTTCATGTTGCCGACGTTCTGCGTGATGATCTCGGCGAGCATGGCGGCCCGCTCGCCCTCGTTGCCGGCCTTCAGCGCCTTCTCCTGGGTCTCGCTAAAGGTGATGCCCACACGCCGCAGGGCGCCCGTCTGTCCCTGCAGCGCCTTGCCCAGTAGGTTGGCTATATTCACGGCGTCCTCGCTCGTAGCGTTCAGACCCTTCTGCTGCGTCAGCAGATTGTTCATGGCGGGAAGCAGGGCCGTCAGCGTCCGCTTATGGCTGGCAAAGGTGGCCAGCTGCTGGAGGCCGCTGCGCTGCACCGTACCACCCACCACGCCGAGCTTCGTCTGAGCTGCCACCGCCGCGTTCACCGAGGCCACGTCCTCAGCCGTCGCACTCATGCGCTGCCGCATCACCGTCGTCAGCTTCGTCTGGGCCTCCGTGGCGGCATTCGCCTTGGCGATATACCCGCCCATGATGTTGGTCAGATTCTGCAGGGAGCTATAGACGTTACCGACGGTCGAGCTGATAGCCGACCATTTGATCATCGAATCTCTGAAACGGTTCGCCCGCTGCGTCGAAGCGTTCAGGGCCTCGCCTAATCTCTCCACATCCCGCCGACTGCTCACCACTACGTCCTTGCCGTCGATGCGGATCTTGATATTAAAAGGAATAGTCTTTGCCATATTCTATTATAATAAATAAAGTATATTCATAGCCACCCCAGCTTCGCCGCACGCTTCATCGTGGCGTTCTCGATAGCCTTGCCAATCTCCTCCTCCACAATCTTCGGGCCTTGCGCCTCGGCAGCGTCCAGAAAGTGGTAGGCGGGCATCTTGCCCCTGTTCCTGCCAACCCAGCGAAAACCGTCCCCCGTGTTCACGAGAAAACGCTTCGCCCATCCGCGTGGATAGCGTTGCTTTGTGCCCTCCGCGGCCCACATCAGCACAGGCTTCTCCAGCCCGTGGCGGTTCTTGATATACCCGCTCTTGCCGTGAGGCTTCACCGTGATCATGAAGCCGCCGCAACGCGGATAGACGCGCACGCGCACGCCCTTGGCCAGCTTCCCTGCGTCATGGATACCGCTGCCCTCCACGCTACGCTTCGCCACGGCCGCGATCATCTTACCCGTCCGCCGATATGCGTCCTTCAGTGTCCGCTTCATCTCGCGCTGGTCAAACGTTTTGAGCAGGTCGTTCCATGCCTGCCCGATCACTTGCTTCTCATTCATTTTCTCTTTCTCCTTTCCTCTTCTTCTCTCCGACGTCTCATCAGGGCCTCGAAGGCGCGCTGCGCTTCCTCCTTCGTCGCGGGCTTCTGCCCGGTCGGCTCGGGCCGCGCCTCCTGCCGCTGGTCCCACGGCAACGGAAGCACACGCTTCGGATCCACGCTCTTCCCGCTCCATGGACTCACGCTCATCACGCCCACGATACGCGCACGCTCCCACGCCTCCCGCTCCCGGTCGTCGTCGTAGCGGTGGCGGGCCTCGCTGATAGCCCGAAACTCAGAGGGGGTGAGCAGCCCAAAGTCTTCAAAACTCAAGCCGCACACCCCCAGACCGTAACCAAGCATTTCCTCGATGCTTATTTTTTTTTACCAGCATCGGCATCCGCGTCATCGCCGTCCACACCAAACATCGAGGCGCTCCACTCTTCGATGTCGGCAGGGTCGGTGGCGTCGGCAAACTCCTCCAGGCTCATCCCGAAGGCCACGCCCTCGCGCTTGCAGGCGCTCGCCACGCAACACCACAGCAGCGTGAACGTGTCGCAGAATCCACCATCGCTATCGGTCAAATCACGGCCCGTCTGCTGCTTGAAACGAAGCATCGCGCCGTTCGTCATGTACGCGGGGTAAACGCTACCACCGACCTCGACCTCGATACGACCCACGGCGGCTCCTTCCTTGGAACGCTCTGCCAGGCCTTTCTCTTGTTTGTTCTTTCCCTTTTCCATAATCATATTTTTCTAAAATGTCACACACTAATCGCCCAGCGCGCCGCCACCCTGGTCGCCGCCGCCCGTGGTGGCCGTCTTGAAGGAGGCCGTGAGCGTGAGGTCGGAGGTCAGCTTCACCGTGCGCGGGTTCTGCGTGCTGCCGTCGCTCCACTTGTCGAAGGCGAAGCCGGTCTTGGGAGTGGCCTGGATGGTCTGCGTGCTGCCATCGTCGAAGGTGCCGCCGCCCGAGACCGTACCCTGGCTCTCGTTGGCCGAGCGGACCGTCAGCGTGCGCTTCGGCTTCGCTGGAGCTGGCTGCGAACTACCCCCCCCCCGGCATACTGGCAGAGCCTCCTGCGCCCTCCTGGGGCTCGATGTAGCAGCGGTTGGGATCTGTCCAGACTTTCACATTCTCGGGCACTCTGTAGAAAGCGACACCTGCTTCGTCCGGGTGGTTTTGAAGAATAAAAGAACCAACAGGCGGGTTTGTCAGCACATACACACCCGTCAAAACTCCCTTGGTATATTTCTCGCCATGCTTACCGGCATACCCCTCCAGTCTATACTGTCCCGGGGTTCCGCCGACGATGTATGGAGTATTGGCTTCGAAACGCTGGACCTCATTCATGACGATTTTCCCGTTCTCGTCAAGCGAAAGCGCCTCGTACAGTTTCAGCCCGTCGGGCTTCGCGCAACTGAATGGGATAATGATCGTGCCCCACTTCGCCGCGCTCAAGGTGTACTCATAGACCATCTTCTGTTTCACCAACCCCAGCGCCACATGATACGACAGGCGGATGGTCTGCACGAAGGCGCCATCCTTCCAGCTCTCCTCGCCGCCGACCAGCTTCACGCAGTCCATAGTCATGGCGAAGCCGTCCTCCTCCTCGCTGGCGACGATACGCCCCATGAGCTGCTTCCTCACGCGCTCCATCGTCTCCACGCCCTCGCCGTAGGTCTTCGCAAAGACCACCACCTCGTAGCACACCTCGTCGTAGCCGCTGCGGCCCTTTTCGTCCAGCGACCGCGCATCGACACGACGAAACGTCACCAGCGGCAGCGTCACTTCGTTCTCGCTCACCACGGGGCGCACATGGCCCTCGCCGAGCAGGTCCTTCAATACGGAGTAGATAGCAGACCCGGCGCTCAGAGAGCTGCACGGGATGTTTACTACAGTTTCACTCATCTTGATATATAATTATAGAATTTACAAATTTAAAAAATCACGGCAGCTCGTCGGTCATCCCGATCAGGCTGCACGTCACGGGCATTTCGCCCAGCCGACGCCGGCTGCGGTCGATACCCTCTATCTGGTACGTCTTGCCGTCCCAGCGCAGTCGGTCATACTCCCGCAGGGCGTCAGTATAGCGGAAGACGAAGGTCGTCACATGCTGATAGACCACCTCGCCGTTCAGCTCGCCGAACCCGCTATTTTTGTGCGTCACCTGGCAGGGCACGCCCTCAGCCACCACCGTCCACCTTCCCGTGTCGGCGCCAAACTTGTCCGTGCTCTTCTCGTAGCGCACCACGTCACACACCTCGTCCAGCAGTCCTGCTCTAATCATGGGCCTCGTAGTTTACATGGGCGTAGATCAGGTGCCAGTAGTGCGGGCTCCGATAGAGCTGGGCCGCGCTCACGCTCTCACGCTCTCGGTAGTTGTCACCCGTCAGAATCAGCAGCGCCTGCCTCAGGTCGGCGGGCAGCGCACCGGGAGCGGTCTCCAGCTCTTTCAGGTCGCTCACCTGCAAGTCGGCGGCCAGCGTCTGCTCGGCGGCGTCGATAAACTGGGCCACCTCTTCCTTGTCGAGGTCGCTGGCGTACCGGAGCCGGCTAAAGTGGATAGCACTATCCACGTCGATATATCTGGGCATGGTCTTCGTCCTTGGTTCGTTAATGAGAAAGGGCGGAAGCAGGAAACCCGCTCCCGCCCAAACAATCAATCAAAAAAGTAAAGCGATGCTATGTTATGGAATCGTTTCCCTATTTACGATCAGACGGTGCCGGACTTGGGCGTCGCGTCCTGTCCGGGATACACCTCGGGCTCGCCGTCGTTCTCGAAATCGACGTTGAAGGTGGCGTCGTCCTGCGCGGGGCTCGTCTCCTCCACCTTCGTGATGACAAACTTGCCCTTCAGGTAGGGCGTAGCGTCGCCCTCGCGCTCGAAGCAGGAGAGCTCCACGCTCTGTCCAGCGCCCCACAACTTGCGGATCTCGTCCAGACTGAGCTCCTCCTCGCCCTTGTAGCGGAAGCCCTCGCCATGCACGCTGATGTTCATCTTCGTCACGCCCTTGCCGCTGAAGAGGGCCTTCTTGGTCTTCTCCTTCATGGGAGGCTTCACGCCGCGCTCCTTCGTCTCGGTGTTGAAGGTGACGCTGTGGGTGGTACAGTGGCCCAGGCCCTTGTCGCCGACCGTGAAAAGCACGTTACTGCCGTTGATATAGTCTTGCGTTACTGCCATTTTTTCTTTTTTTTTTATGTTTTTATATGTTCATATATAAGCCAGCGGGCCCGCGGCCTATGCGCTCCGCCTTCCGCGGGCCCTGCCTGGTCTATGCTGCAGTATAGGTGATCTTTCCGAATGCCTCAGGGTACGGAGCGAAGAAGTCCCACTCGGAGTTGATGACGATGGCCACCGTGTTCGTCGAGAGCACGCTCACGGACGTGGTGTCGATGCCCATGGTCATCGGGCCAAACTGACCCACCAGGGCGTAGCCGAAATTACCGTAGTAGATCGTGCCCTTCTTGCAGAGGCTCGTCGGAATCACGGGCACGCCGTCGATCGTGTTGGTCGAGAGGTCGAGCAGGAAGCGGCCGCTGCCCTTGTCGATGGGCGTGTTGGCCAGCTCGGCGTAGGCCTTCCAGTCCATGATGAAGCTGGGAGCGTTCACCGGCACGTTGGCCTCGTTCACCTTCGAGCGAAGGTCGAGGAAGAGCTGGCGCGTCAGCGTCGAGCTGCCACCCGTAGCGGCGATGGTGTTGCCCTCGGGGATGCTGGCCAGCGGGCTGGTCGGGGCGTTGGCTGCGGCGGTCTCTGCGACAAAAGCCTCGTTCAGGGCGAACGTGTGCTTCAGGCGCATCGTCTCGACTACGAGGCTGCTGATAGCGCCCGCCGTCTGGTTGATGGCACGGTTGGAGATGTCCACGCGGATCGGCAGACGGTGCGGCGTGATCGTCTTCACGCCAAACTCCATCGTTTGAGGCGTCACAGCGTCGTTCTCGCCATACCACGTCGCCTTCAAGCCCTTCACCGTCGGGAAGTTCCACTGGCCCGTGATGCCGCTCTGAATGCGGGCACCCACCTGACCGATGATGGTCTGGGGCGTCAGCTCGCGGATGTAGTCCTGGATATACACGGGCGTAATGTTCTTCGTGCTCGCGGCCTGCTGGATGGCGCCGGCGCGCAGCTGCTCGTCGGCGCGGTTGTAGGCAAAGCGGAAGTTACCCTCCTCGTCACGGAAGGCGGCCAAGTCCTCGGGGATGCCGCGGCCACTGGCGATGCTGCGAAGCAGGCGCCCGAAGTTGGCCTCCTGGCTGTCCTGCGCGCGCTGCTCCTCAAACTGGCGGCTGCGCTCGCTGCTGCGCTCGCTCTCATACTGCACGCAGCCGACCATCAGCGCGTCGTCCTCGGCTCTGAGTGCAGCAAACTGCTGGCGCTCGGCGTCGGTCATGTCGCGGTTCTCGCGGGCCAGGGTCTGCTGGAGCGTCTCCATCTCCTGGCGAATCTCACTGCGGCGGCGGATGGCCGCCATGTACTCTTCTCTTGTCATTTCTGTCTTTGTTTTGTTTTGGTGAATTTATGTAGTACGGCGAAGCCATGCGCCGATAGTGTCATAGTCGCCACGGACGAGGGCGGGCTCCTCAGCCTCGATAAGGCCAGCGGCCAGCAGACCGTCCCTCACGCCAGCGCTGCGCTGCTTCACGCTCGTGGCGGGATAGGCGGGATGGGTCACGATGCTCACGTCAAACATCCTGCTGATCTTGTCCAAATGGCGGACGTAGTACTCCTTCCCGTCCTGGTCCTTCTCCTTCGAGTAGGAGAACGTGTCTTTGTCGGCGTAGAATCCGAAGCTCATCCCGGCAAAGTCGCCACGCCGCACGCTCTCCAGGGCGTAGTCGCCCCACAGGGTGTTGGCAGCGTCGAAGCGCATCAGCAGCCCCTCGTCGTCGAGCTCCAACCGCAGACTGCCCTTCCCGTCCATGCTGCGGGCCAGCATCTGGCCGGGGTCATGGTTCAGACAGGCCACGATGTCGCTGCTCCGCATCACGTCCTCGCTCAGAGCGCCAGGAGTGATCTCCTCAAACACGCTGCCATATTCCCAGTCGGGAAGCAGCACCGAGCGAGAGCCGTACAGGAACACGCGCCCCTCGATCTGCCGACTGTCGGCCTGTGCACGAAGCACCGTCCGAGTGTAGTATCTATATTGCTCCATTGTCTTCTTTTTCTTATTGGTAGATTCTTCAAAAATAGGCACCACCCATGCCGCCTACTCCTTACTGTTGCCCGCGCCGAGCTTCGTCAGGCTGCCATTGGCCACGAGGTCGTCGCCACCTTCCAGCGGGCGGTAGCCCATGCGGGCGCGGGCCTCGTTGGGCGTGATCACGCCCGTCTGTATGAGCTGCGACAGGGCCGTCGCCTGGGCTGACGGGTCGGTCTGATAGTAGTCGTCGATGCGGAAGCGGGCCCGCATGTGGCCGTCGCCGCCGAAGAGCTTCTCCGTCACCTCGCTCTCGATCTGACGCATCAGCGGCGCCAGCGTGCTGGTCATGAAGATGGTCTGACTGCTCTCCGTGCTACTGTAGTTGGCGTTCGTGTCCTGAAAAACCTGCATGGGCGGCACGCCGAAAAATCGGCAAATCTCCATGTTAATAAATTTCATGCTGTCGAGCAACTGGAGGTCGCTCGGCGTCATGCCGGTCTGCACGAACTTCATCGTACCCGGCAGAAAGTTGAGGTTTTGACCGTTCCCGATGGCCTCACGGATGCGCTGGGTCACGCCTTTCAGCTGCTTGTCAGTAGCGCCGCCGTAGCCCACCTGCACGGTGTCCTCGCCCGTGATGAAGCCGCGGAGCGTGCTGCCAGGGGTGAACATCTCGCCCTCTTGCTTGTAGGCCTTCCTCGCGTTGCTCAGGACCAGCGAGGCGAGCTCAGTCACGGGCGTGCCCATGAAGCCGTCCCGGCAATAGCTCCGGATGTGGATGATCTCGTCGGGCATGTACTCGCCCTCGATGCCGTCGTAGATGTCGTTCACGGTATAGACGCCACGCAGGCGGTCGTAGCTCACCGAGCAGTCCGATGGCACACAGTACAGGGCGCTCAGCACGCCCCCACGATACACGGGCACGATATAGGCGTTGCCGTACATCTCCCGCTGATAGACCACCTGCCACAGCAGGTCGAAGCCCGTCTGCCGCGGGTTCGGACGCTCCGAAAGCAAGCGGTCGGCCACCGTGCCCTCAGCATCCTCATACCACGTCCGCCCGTCTTCCATGCGCCTGCGCATAGCATGAAGCCCAAGACTGGCCACGCTGCCAGCCTTGATCTCCACGCAGCGCTTCACACACGCCACGCTGCTCGCCGTATAGGCATCGACCATATCGTCCAGCCCGAGAATCGTACCGACAGGCAGAAGCCCGGGGGCACGCTCTATCGTGTCGCCACCAGCGCCCGCCACGTCTCTCAGCACGGACACGGCGGCCTCACGGAACATTCCCCACATGGTGTTTTTTCTTTTTCCCATTCTTTTTTACTGGGTTTTTCCATTTCG